AATGAAAAGGAACCCAACTTCCATGCGTGCATCGGAGCTTCTTCGCAATAAGTTTGGAGTCAGCCAGCTCTATAAGTACGAACTGAAGGAAGGCGATGAAGTGGTGCTGAACATCTACTGGCACCCCTTGACCATTGCTGAGCGTGAGTCGATCCAGAAAAAATCTGACAGCGATGATGCTGCCGATTTTGCGCTGGGCATGATGATTGAAAAAGCTATTGATGCTGACGGTAAGCGCCTGTTTCAGGATGGCGAAAAGGCTGTTCTGAAGAACGCAATCGACGCTTCTGTTCTGCAAGAGATCCAGATGGCAATGCTGACCTCTGGAGCGGAGAACAAGGTGGAGGAAGCGAAGGCAGACCTGAAAAGCTAATACGGACTGGTTTTTCATCTACTTCCTTGCGAAGGAGTTGGGAAAAACTGTCCGTGAGCTGACTGAGACGTTGACGCAAGAAGAGCTGGTCGGATGGGCAGCTTTTCTGGAGATCAAGAACGAAGAAGAAGAGAAAGCGATGGAACGAGCGAAAATGGGTGCAAAGGCGCAGTCAATGGGCAAGCGCTAAGATTGGACATATCTGTGGCTTGGCGCTGTGGTTGCTCCTATTGAGCTATCTCTAAAGGTCAAGGGCGACAAGGAGCTTAAGCGTACCAAGCAGCTTATTGATCAAGTCGAAAAGGCAGTTGGAAAGCTTAATAAAGTAAAAATTACTTTTGATACGTCTAAAGCAGAACAAAGCCTTCAACGATTAAAGGCAGAGATAAAAAAAGCCGAAGGTATTGCTGGAAACTTTTTTGGCGACAGCAAGATTCGATCAGGAATCGGAGCATTTTCGGCTAAAACAGGACAGGCAAGAAAAGAAATTCAATCTCTTCGAGTTGCTTTAGAGCAAACTGATAACGCTAGCGAGCGAATGAAGTTTGCGCTTCAAACTCTTTCTGGCCAATTTAAAGTAGCCCGACTAGAAGGTCAGGCGTTTGCAAAAGCAAGTGCAAAGTTTTTTGATGAGGGTCTTGGCAGTCTCAACGTTCGACTAAGAGAAATCGAAAAGCTGCCAAAAACGCTTTTTGCATCATCTGAAGCGATAAAAGAGCTGACGTTCATGCAATCCATGGCGGTTGATGGAACGGAGGAGTTCGTTCGCGTCAATGCAGCCCTTGGAAGACAGCTTGAAATAAATGCAGGGTTATTGGAGCGAGCGGCAAGAGCGCAGAAACCATTTAGCGCTGGAATGTCAATGGTGCCGCCAGGTTTGCAGCGACCTGCATTGCCTGCTGCTGGTCAAACATCTGGCAGTCGTGGTCTGTCTACTTTGGACCAAGCTGTTGCAGCAGCAGGTGTTCAGCAAGCAACTAGCGGAAACAGAGTTGGATTTGCCGCTGGAGTTGAGAGTATCGCAATGGAACGTGCGGCAGCTGCTACTCAAGCTGCAGCTGTTTCAAGTGCCACATTTGCTGCAAACGTTAAAAAAGCGGCATTAAGTGCAGGAACATTCCCAGATATTTTTAAAGCGCTTGAAGGATCGTTTAAAACGATTGAAAAGTTTTCTAAGACAGGTGGTGGCTTAGGCGGGCGCTTGAGGAATCCTTTAAAAGGAGTTGGTCCAAAAGGAAAAAGCATTATCAGTAGTGCTCTGATTGGCGGTGGTTTTCCACTGCTATTTGGTGGAGGTCCGGGCGCTGCAATCGGTGGTGGCATTGGTGGTGGTATTGGCGGCGCGATTGGCGGTGCTTTTGGCTTTGCTGGCGGAATTGTTGGCACAGCTATTGGACAAGCACTTGATCAGGCTGCTGAAGGAGCAAATTTATTTGCAAAAGAAGCGACCAAGGCTTCAACATCTATAGGCAGACTTGTCGAAGCATTTGGGCTTCGTGGAACGGGTGCAGCTCAAACTTTTGGTTTTGCAGGAACTTTAGGAATTGGAGGTGCTGCAAGACAAGCAGCAGAAGGAAGCCTTGAAACAATCGTAGGAAAAGATGGATTAGGCAGATTAGACGCATTGGCTCAATCTTCCGAAGACGCTGCTAACGCCTTAGATCGTTTTGGTGCGGCAACGACATCGTTCTTTGCTCCTTTACTTACAGCTGTTAATCAAGGCGTAGCAGGGTTGTTTGGAGGAATATCGCCTCTAGAGCAACAACGACGTGATCAAGAAGCGCTAGAGAACCTTCCTACACGGCAGCGAGGCTCGGCTGCTCGTCGCAATCGACTAACCACTAGGATTGCAGAAACAAGTGCTAGTCCAGAAGCCAAGGCTCAGCTTGAGCTAGAAGAAAAAATTACTGCAGTAGTTGATGCTAGAAAACAGTTAGCAAAAGATTCTGCTCGCGTAGAAGGCATACGGCTAACTTCTCGTCGAGATTCGTTTGCTTTTGAGCAAGGCACGTTGAAGGTTCAGGCAGAACAAAACAAGTTGGATGTTCTTGCAATTCAACTTGCAGGCAAGCTAACAGATCAAAAAAGAGAAGAGCTGAAGCTAGAGCAAGAGCTTGCTAAACAAGCTAAAAAAGAAGCTGAAAATGCTAGGGCAAATGCAGTAATTGAAGCAAGACGACAGATAAAACGCGAACAACTTGGAGTGCAAAATCGACTTCTTGGGCTTATTGGTCAAATAAACGGTGTCGAGCTGGACAGGTTAAAAGCAACAAATGGTCAGTTTGCTGCTCGGCAAGAAGAATTTAACAAGATTGACCAAACGCTAAGCCTTGAAAAAGCAAGGCTGGCTAATCAGTTAGAAACTAACTTGCTGGGCAAGCAAGAAGGTGAAATCACAGTTCGTCTTCGCGCTGAAAATGAATTCTTGGTCAAGCTTGCAGAAGATCGCGCCAGGCTTGAAAAAACCCTGCTAGTGCAGCGACATGCTGAATACGATTTGGGGCGTTTGCAGGTACGTCAAGCACTTGATCTTCAAAAAATTCAAGCTCAAACAGATGCACAACGCCAGATTCGCGAAACCAGCCCCTTCGAGCGGCAGCAATTTTTGCTTGATCCATTCTTTGGCAGCAGTCGTGAGTTAGCGGCAGGTCAAGGAGCTAATTTCCGCGAACAAGTTTCAATGATGAATTTCCAGCTTGCTCAAAACCAAGCTGGTTTAGACGTTGCTGGAATCAGTAAAGAGCGCCGACAGGCCTTAGAAGATCAACGCGCTCAGCTTGAGTTGAACTTGGCGTTGTTTAAGGAGTATCAACCTGCTGTTGATGAAGCAGCTTTGGCCCAAGCTCGTTTTAGTGATGCGCTAGCAATTACAAAGCCTGTTACGGACGACCTGTTTGACAGTTTGCTTTCAGTTGTTGAAGGAACAAAGACTGCAGAAGAAGCGTTTGCTGATTTCCTTCGCAACATTGCATCAATGTTGTTTCAAGCAGCTAAGAGCATCATTGCTCAATACCTTGCAATCGGTTATGCACGGCTGTTTGCATTCCCTGGAAGCTCTGCTGGACCAGTCGCTCCAGACGTGCAATCGGGTGCTGGATTTGGCTTGGGTAATGCAATTACTACAGGCATGAGAACTGCTGCTAGCGGTAAAGGAGCGTTAATGAACCAGCCGTATTTGGTTGGAGAGCGTGGCCCCGAACTGTTTGTGCCCAAGAGCAATGGAACCATCGTTCCAAATCATCAGATGGGCTCTGGAGCTAGTGTGACCGTAAACGTGGACGCTTCTGGTTCGTCTGTTGAAGGCAACGCTGATCAAGCTTCGCAACTTGGCAAAGCAATCGGCATTGCTGTGCAGGCTGAACTGGTCAAGCAACAACGTCCTGGCGGTTTACTTGCACGCTGATGGCTACTTTCCCGTCAATCACGCCGACCTACGGCGTTCAAAAGCGCAGCGCACCAAATGTCAGAACAGTGCGTTACGGAGATGGATTTGAAAGTCGTTTTACTATGGGTCTTAATCAAGACCCTAAGACTTATAGCTTAACGTTTCAAGTGTCAGAAACTGACGCCGATACGATCGAGACATTTTTGGACGCACGAGCTGCAGATTTTGCCAGCTTTGATTTCACCCCGCCTGGAGAAGGTAGTAGTTCTAAGTTTGTGTGCGAAAAATGGAGCAAGTCGATTCCATATTTGAATCGCGCCACAATCCAAGCAACGTTCCGCGAAGTATTTGAACCGTAATGGCAGTAGCAGCTTGGGCCGCTAGTACCGCGTTTTCTGTTGGCGACATCCGACGCGCCAGCGTTGAGCAGCCGTCTGGTTTGTTCTTTCGGTGTTCTACAGCTGGAACGTCAGCAAGTTCAGAGCCCAGCTGGCCGAACATGGTTGGCGACACGGTTACTGATGGGACGTGCGTTTGGACTGGGATTGCGTCGGCTTATGAGGAGCTGGCAAAGATCAACCCCAGCGCAATTATTGAGTTGTTTGAGCTAAGGCTGGACTCAACACTGCATGGCAGCAGTGATGTTTACCGCTTTCATGCCGGAGCTAACGCTGCTGTAAGCGGCAACATCGTGTTCAACAGCCAGACTTACACCCGTATTCCGATCAAAGCCGAAGGGTTTGAGTACAGCAATACCGGCACGCTTCCACGCCCCACGTTGTCGATCAGCAATCTCGATGGAACGATGACCACGCTGCTGCTGCTGGTCAATGCCACAACGGCAGGCAATGACCTTGGTGGAGCGGAAGTGCGTCGAATCAGGACGCTGAAGAAGTATCTGGATGGTGAAAGCGCGGCTGATCCAAATGCGCGTTGGCCTGAAGAGCGGTGGTTTGTGGATCGGAAAGCTAGTGAGTCACGAGACAGTGTGACTTTTGAGCTGGCTAGCAAGTTTGATTTGGCAGGGCAAAAGATTCCCAAGCGGCAGGTGATTGCCAACGTTTGTCAGTGGAAGTACCGCAGCAGCGAGTGCAGCTACACCGGCAGCAACTACTTTGACGTGAACGGCAACAGCGTCAGCACGTTGGCCGAGGATGTTTGTGGCAAGCGTGTGGCCAGCTGCAAGCTGCGGTTTGGCGATACAGCTGAGCTGCCGTTTGGATCGTTCCCTGGCGCTGGTCTGACCCAGTGATGCAACTGTCAGACGAGTTGCGATCTGAGATCTTGCAACACGCCAAGACTGAGACGCCAAAAGAGTGTTGCGGCTTGGTTGCTGTGGTTAAGGGGCGGCATCGGTACTTCCCGTGTCAGAACATCGCAGACACTCCTGATGAGCACTTTGTTCTTAGCGGCTGGAACGAAGTAGAGGATCAGGGCGAGGTGGTGGCGATTGTTCATAGCCACCCAAAGACCAACCCAGAGCCATCAACAGCTGACCGCGTTGCGTGCGAAAAGTCAGAACTGCCGTGGTTCATCGTCAATCCAAACACTGAAGGCTGGGGCTACTGCGAGCCAAGCGGTTTCAAGCTGCCGTATGTGGGACGTGAGTTCGTGTTCGGCGTGGTGGACTGCTACACGCTTGTTCGTGACTGGTACGCAAGGGAGTACGGCATCCAGCTGCGGGATTATGACCGCCGAGACAAGTTCTGGGATCGTGGTGAGAACTTGTATTTGGACAACTTTGCTGCTGAGGGGTTTCGCAAGATTCCGGTTGAGGAAGTGCAGCGTGGTGACTTGATCTTGATGAATCTGGTTTCACCGTTGCCAAACCATGCAGCGATCTACATGGGTGATCAACAGGTGCTGCATCATGTGCAGGGCAGGCTATCTAGCAGGGATGTCTATGGCGGTTACTATGGGAAGAGCACTGCCTGCGCCTTGAGGCATGAAAGTCGTTAAGGTCTATGGCGCTTTGCGTAAACGGCTTGGTCAATGCCGGTTTGAGTTTGACGTAAATACACCAGCGCAGGCGATCAAGGCGTTGTGCGTCAATTTTCCGGGGTTAGATAAGTGGTTAATTGATAGTGAACAAGATGGCGTTGGTTATCGCGTAACAGTCAGTAAAGAGAAAGCAACTGAGCAAAACATTGCTCCGCTTTTAATGCCTTTTAGTGACCGTGAAGTTTTTAGCATTACGCCTGTAGTTGCTGGTGCGGGACGAGGAACTGGTCAAATTCTTGCCGGTGTTGCTTTGATTGCTGCTGCAGTTGTCATTGCGCCAGCAGCGGGAGCAGGTGCTGGTTTTCTGGGGTTAGGCCAAGCTTCAGCTGCTACAGCCTCTGCTTTTGCGGCGACTGCAAGCAGCGCTCTTGGAAGCATCGGTATTTCATTGACGCTTAGCGGAATAGCCACGGCAATTTCACCACAGCCTGGATTAGACAGCACGCTTGACGAGTCGGTGCAGCTGGAGTCATTTACCTTCTCTAACGTTGTAAATACCCAGCGACAGGGTATGCCCGTGCCAATCGCTTACGGGCGTTTGTTTGTTGGATCGGCTGTGCTGTCGAGCGGCCT